TAATAAACAACTAACTTATACTAATGGGAATGTTAAAGAAAATAGTATATTCAGGATTAAGTGCCAAGCAAATGCTAAGTTATTAATAGGAATATTAGTTTTTATTGGAGGAACTGGAGCGTTTAGTGTTATAAAAGCTATTATTGAACATTTTAAATATGTATAATGATGATGATGACAATCTGATAAAGGTACTAGCTTTGCTTGTCGCTTACGGTATTTTTATCTATTTAGCAGTAAACTTAGTTATTTGGATTAAACTAAAATTATTTATATGAATTACGGACTATTACAAGAGAATATAGCACCAAAAGATTGGATAGTGGGAGCTATGACACCCCTAGAGGGTGTAGATGTATTGCAAGAAGATGGGCAGTGGGATGAATTTCTACCAACTAGAGAAGTACAGAACACTGGCTTTGATAACTGGTCTTGCGTTTCTTATTCTTTACTTAATTGTCTTGAAACTCTACTTAAAAGAAAGACTGGCGTAGAATATAACTTTTCAGATAGATTTGTTTCAGCAGGAAGTGGCACAACAGTAGGGACTGGAAACTATTTAAGCACTGTATTTGATTTTGTCAGAAAGAATGGATTAGTTTCAGAGGAATTATACGCCGATGCATTAATTAAAGACGAGTATTTTAAAACAATATCACAAGAGATTTATAATAATGGACTAGAGATTTTAAATGATTATAAGTTTAGTAGAGAATGGATTTACCCATATAACGACTTCTTAGAGGACTTAAAGCAATCACCATTACAAGTGACTGTTAAGGGAATTAAAAGCGATGGTGAGGACGTAGTAAGCCCCACAGGGAAGCATAATCACGCAGTAATGCTTTATGGATATATCAAAGGTGAATATTGGAAGATATTTGATAGTTATGATAATATATGTAAAAAGTACGCTTGGGATTATCAATTTGGCTCAATTTTAAAACCTACAATTAACAATAATATTATGGAAAAACCAACAATAAACGAAAATGCTTTAGTTTCTAAGGCAACAGGAAAAGGACAGAACTTTGCAGTACTTATTGACGGAGTACTTAGAACAGGAACTGATGCAGAAGTACAAAAGACTTGGACACTAAGAAATAACGATTTTAATAATAAAAAAACAATCACTGAAGAGCAGTGGAAATTGTTTGAACAATTAAGTTTATAAATATATGACAAATATTATCCCAAAGGTACTGATAAAAAGAGGGGAAACAATAGGCAATGAAATATATACAAGTTTTCCAAAACTAGATACAAACAAAACATTTTTAACAACCAATTATGCCTCTGGTGTTTCTACTTTTGCGGTGGAAAATGGATTAAAGTTTTCAGATACCCAGTACATAGTTGTAAACAATAAAGGTAATGAGAAATGTGAAATTATAAATATTAATGGAACTCCTAGTGTAAGTGCAATAGTTTTAGCAACAGTTTCTCAACACGCTCATAATAGGGGCGATATGATACAGTTTATCCCTTTTAATCAGATAGAAATATATAGTTCTTCTGACGGTATAACTTACACTCTACTTGCTACTTCTGATATTAGACCAGACGCAGATGATACATATTATAGTCATACAGCAGGAACAGCTACAACTTATTACAAGATAAGATTTAAGAATTCTACAGATACATCTTATTCAACATATTCAGACCCAGTCATTGCTACTGGATATACAGCAAATTCTGCTGGACAATTAATCCAAACAGCCCTATCTGATTTAGGAGTTGAGATTGATAATAAAGTTATTACAAAGAGATTTCTATTTGACTCTTTAAACGAGGCAAGGAGAGAGATAGACCAAGACAAAGGGATTAAGAGATGGTCATTTAGAAGTGCTTTCAGTTATAACTTATATTCTATAATCCCTGGACAATACCAAGTAACTCTACCTACAGATTTAAGAGAGCCTGCCACTAATAAAAACATTATATCTCTAAGAGTAGGAAAGGCATCAAGACCTTGTAATTACAGAGACCAAGAGTTTATAAGCAATGGCTATATGAGTACATATCACACTACTTTAGACGGTGCTGTTTTAACTGCAGATACTTCAATAACCTTAATTGACAGTGGTGATTTTGATGAGAATGGAAGCATTGATATAGCAGGAGCAGATATAGATGAGGACATAGATAGCGTTGCATATACAGCCAATACAGAAACAACTAATATTATAAGTGGAGTAACAGGAATTAGAACAGCAGGACACGCCGATGAAGTAGATGTATGGCAGAACGCTAGTTTTGGACTACCTGTATTTTACACTGTAATAGACGGGGTGATTAAGTTTTCACAGCCTTTTGACAATGACTCTGCAGGTGAGAGCGTGTATATAGATTATTACAAAAAGATAGTAGACATAAACTCTGATAGTGATGAGTTAGACGAGCCTTTTTATTCAATCTACACATATTATTTAAGATTTAAGATTAAACAGAGAAAAGATAAAGGGCTAAACTGGAAGAATGACTATGACTATATACAATGGGAGACCTTAAAAAAAGCACAAATTGATAAAGAATATTTTGGAACTAAAACGAGGATTTCCGTTGACGTTCCGTGTTAATTATATGGCAGAAATAAATAAACTATCTCTCCCTTTCTATTCAGAGGGAGTTATAAGACCAGCGTCAATAGATGAAGTTGTGGTACTACCTACGAGTGTCAGCTTAGCTATAAACGTGAATTTTGATAGGATAGGGGCATTTAAAACAAGAAACGGCTCAACTACCCTTGGGAGTGAAATAGTCGCTACAACGCCAATTCTAGGGCTACACAACTACATCAATAATGCAGGTACAACTTATAGACTACTGGCAAAGGTTAAAACTAATGTTTACGATTATAATGGTTCAGTATGGGCTTCTAAACGTTCAAGTGTAGCAGAAAATAGCAAAGCAAGATTTACAAGTCTTGTTGATTATACTTTTATGGTTAATGGAAATAATGGTCAAGCTTGTTCCACTTATAATGGTAGTTCTTTTGGTACAACTAATGTTGCTGATTTACCTAGAGGAGATTTCATTGAAAACTTCCGTTCAAGAATATGGGTAGCAGATAGCTCAACAGACAAAGTCTATTATAGTGATGTCGTAAATACTGACAACACAATTACAGGAGGCACTTCATTTTTACAGATTAGTCCCCAAGACGGCGATAAAATAACAGGACTTAAAAGAAGTAAAAATGCCTTATTAGTTTTTAAACAAAATCACATTTATAGAATATACAGTATAAACTCAACAGACCCAGACCCTTTTATAAATGTAGGTACTTACTCTCAGGAAAGTATAATTGAGGCTAGAAACGGTATCTTCTTTCACTCTCCAGAGGCTTTTTTTCAATACGGAGATACTCCCTTAGATATTAGTAAAAAGATAGAAGATGTTGTTAGGGCAATACCTAGAGCTAACTGGGAAGATGTTTGTGGGTGGGTAGATGGTGATTATCTATATTGGTCAATAGGAGATATTACTTTAGACAGTATAGCTCTTTCTAATATGGTATGTAGATATACAATTTCAAAACAATTATGGACATTATCAAGCTATCCTTATCAGATAAGAAGTGCTAACAAATATGACAATGGAACTACTTTAATAAATGCAGTTGGTGGTGATATTGGAAAGGTTTACACTTTTGACTCTGGCGATGATGATGATGGCACTCCTATCTTCTATGATGTTGAAACTCAATTTTATTATATTACAAATAGCAAATCAGATAAAAAAGATATAGATGAGATAGTTGCTTTATTTGAAAATGCACAAGGGGCAGAAGTGAGCTATAAGATAGATGATGATAGCCCAAACACTTGGAGACCAATAGGAACTTTAGAAGAAGAGTTGACACAAGTTATGACAGTTAATGCAAAGGATTTCACTAGAATTAAATTTAGATTAAATGGAAACATATCAGGAAACTCCTTTATTTTCAGGGGTTTTGAGATATTAAGCTCAAATAATTATGACGTTTAATGATTTATCTATAGACAGTTTATTATATCGTACAAATGACAACACTCTTACAGAAAGTAGCAGTGTTGTTAATCCTGTTTCAGAAGTTCAGAGTTATAATATATCTTCAGGAGAAACTACTGGTGATTTAATAATGAATAAAGGATTTATAAGAAGTAAAAATTATGTTTCAGATGTTTCAGGTTGGACTATAAATGATGACGGCACTGCACAATTCTCAGACATTGTTTTAATAGGTGGCAGTTTAAGTTATGGCAAAACAAGTTTTACAGATAGCGTAAACGCAGGATATATCTTTGATAGCAACGGTATATATTTTGGAAATGCTGGTGATGTAAGCTACATAAAATATGATATTGCAGGGGATTTATTTACTATCAACGCTAATATTGATTTTGCAAAGGTTAATGGAGTAACTAGACCAGACAATTATGCTGATGTAACTTCAGATAATCTTGGAGGTAAGCTTGAAGTTGTAACTACATCAGATAGCATACAGACAGCTATTAACACAGTTTCTTCTTCAGGTGGAGGAGAGGTATTTTTAAAAAATGGAACACATACCCCTGGAGCAGATATAACAGTGCCAAGTGGTGTAGTCCTTAAAGGACTGAGTTCTGAGAGCTGTATTATAGATTTTGAGAGTGCTGCTTATGGAGTTAAATTTGTTGGCTCAAATGCTTATTCTACTGGGACTGTAAGTATTACTAATAATAGTACTGTAGTAACTGGTGTCGGTACTACTTTTACAGCTTCTATGGTAGGTAGGTCAATTATGCTTGATGGTATCTGGTATCCAATCGCAAGTTTTACAAGTACAACTATAATAGGAATTGCCTTGCCTTTTGGTGGAGTAACGCTTCCAGGAGCAACTTATACAATAGCTACTAAGATAGAAGATGCAAAAATAGAAACACTTACAATAAAAAATTCTACTGCGACTGCTTTAGTCTTGCAATATGTAAATGAATTTTGGGGTATAGATATAAATATTCAATCATCTCTTGTTG